TTGCAAAACATTTCCAATAATAAATCAGAACGTGTCCTTTTGGCCATAGTGACCTTAACGCAAAGAAATGCTTGGACGCCAGAGGATGAGGCCCAAGAAATGACGGAACTGATCCATTCTTGTGAGGGGCAAGTAGTGCATACTATTTTTTGTAAAGCCATGCCTCCCACGGCCAGCCATTTGCTTACCAAGGGTAAGGTCGAGGAAATTGCGGCATTGTGCGCCATGGGAGATGTAGACTGCGTGATTGTCAGCCATGATCTTAAAGGAGTGCAACAGCGCAACCTTGAGGAAGAATTTAGTGTTAAGACCATTGATCGCACTCAGTTGATTTTAGAGATTTTTGCCCGTAATGCCAAAAGCCTCGAGGGGAAGATGCAGGTTGAATTGGCGCAGTTAGAATACCGGCTCCCAAGGCTTTCCGGCCATGGCCTTGAAATGTCCCGTCTCGGCGGAGGTATTGGCACTTCCGGCCCTGGGGAAACAAAGCTGGAAGTTGACCGTCGTCGGATTGGAGAGAGGATTACCCGGCTTAAAAAAGAACTCGAGCAGGTTTCTTTAAGCCGTCAGACCAAACGCAAAAGGCGCCAAGACCAGCAGATCCCAACGGTGGCCCTGGTGGGTTATACCAACGCGGGTAAGAGCACCTTGCTTAATACTTTGACTGATGCCGCAACCCGTACGCACGATGGGCTTTTTACCACACTTGATTCTCTTTCTCGCCAGAGTTTGTTGCCGGACCACCGTAAAATCGTTTTGACGGACACGGTTGGGTTTATGCATGATTTACCCCATGGGCTTATTGAAGCTTTTAAGGCAACGCTTGAGGAGGTTCAGCAGGCAGATCTTCTTGTACATGTCATTGATATTAGCAATGAAAACTATAAGAATTTTTATGTCGCGGTCAACGGGGTTTTGGAAGAATTAGAAGTGCGTCAGAAGCCAACCATTTTGGTGCTCAATAAAATAGATAAATTGGAAGATCAAAAACGGTTGAAAGAGTTTAAAGATGATCATCCTTGGATCGTTGCTGTTTCGGCATTGAATGGTCAAAACATCCAGTCTCTTTTATTGACCATTGAAGAGGCTTTAAGTGAGCAAACCCAAGAACTCGACGTGCTTCTTAAAAGTAACCGGATGGATTTAATCAACCTTGCTTACGCGCACGGCCAGGTCTTACAGGTGGACTATGGCGCACAAGGAATTCAACTTAAGGCCATATTACCAGCCAAAATTGCAGGCCAGATATTAAAAGAAGCGGGGTAATGTATAGGCTGGACAGAATGTGTAAAATTTGATATAAACTAACAATTCAAATCTCTCTGTCGGCGGTTGAATGGAGAGATTTTTGTTCTAGGTCAAATGGATTGTTCATGTCCCTGTAGCTCAGTTGGATTAGAGCAACAGCCTTCTAAGCTGTGGGCCGGAGGTTCGATTCCTCCCAGGGACGCTTAATATCTTGTTTTTGGTTCAGATTTTTGGTAAGGTAGTGCCTTCATTTTTGTGGTACATGGTGGGTGTAGCTCAGTTGGCAGAGCGGAAGAATGTGGCTCTTCAGGTCGCGGGTTCAAGTCCCGTCACTCACCCCAGATTGTACGCCCCTGCGAAACGGGGGCTGTAGAGGCCACAACCCCATCTTGACTAATGGTCAGGGTGGGGTTTTTGTCGTTTTTAGGGGGTTCCTTGTTGATTACAGTGGGCAAAATATCGGCCAAGGCTTCTTCAAGGTATAAGGTCATGGCAATTTTTTCGTCATGTACGATGATTTCTTTGATCAAAACCTGTAGTAGGCTTCTTTGGGCTTCTCGGGGCGCCAGATCGAGATATTTCATGGCAAGCTGGATGTTCTTAAACAAGAACTCTCCGGATGACGCGTCCATGTGTGCGATTTTCTTCTGAACCTGCAGTTTTTCGATTTCTTCTTCAAGCCTTCCAATTTCTGATTCAATCCCAGCAAGTTTTGTTTTGTAAGTTGATCCCTGTGTGATTGCATTATTCATGGCCATTTCGAGCAATTGATTTGCCTCATGGCGCAGGGTGTTAAGAGCAGATTCTTTTTCATTTACTATGGATTCGATCTTTTCGAATTTTAATTTTGCGTCCAGCACCGCGCTTCCGATTGCATGAGTAATTATTTTTTGGTCTTTTGAGGCATCTTTGAAGAATTTGATTATTTCGGTATCGAAACCTATGGCAGGTATTCGTTCATAGGAACAGCCAAGGGCTTGCCTTGACCGCGCACATTCATAGTAAAAGAATTTGTTTTTTCCTCTCCCTGCAGAATGAGCTGCCACAAGATGACTTCCGCAGTGTCCACATTTAATCAATCCACTTAGTAGATATGTATATTCGTGATTAATTTTTACGAAGCTATGCCCGGGAAGGCGTGCGCTTAATACGGTGTTTGCCTTTTCCCATATTTTTTCGCTTACCAAGGGTTCGTGTTTGCCCTTATGCAATTCACCGTTGTATTTCAGGTAGCCCTTATAGAAAGGATTCTTGATTATGGAAGATAATCCGGTTCGGAGCCATGGTTTGCCACTGGATGTATAAATCTTTCTTTCATGTAAAGCATGCCCGATTTCTGTCAGGGATTTGTTTTCAGCGGCCATTTGCCAGATGATTTTAATATGCGGAGCGATCTTTTCATCGATGACAGCTTTCTTGGGTTGTTTACCATTTGGGAGCTGTTCACCGTTATTTACCAGTTTGTAGCCTATGGGCGTTGTGCCTCCAATGCGTAGGCCTTGTCTGACACGCGCAATAGCGGAAGCCTTGACACGTTCACCGGTTAGTTCGCGTTCAAAGGCAGAAAGAATGCCAAGGATGCCTATAACAACGCGACCGATTGCTGTAGAGCTGTCGAGGTTTTCTCGGACCGAGATGAAATCAACATTGCGCTCTTTAAAGACGTCAATCATTGCATACAGGTCTCGCGTATTACGAGTGAGGCGATCAAGGCGGAAGAATATTACGCCATCAAATGATCGCTTGGTTTGAACATCATTGAGGATCAGTTGGATTCCAGGGCGGTTTAGATCTTTACCGGAGAAACCGTCATCATTCACAATGCCTTTATTCCCGATGTCGGCCATTTCATATCCAAAAGCATCCAGCATATTTTTGCAGTGATGAGCTTGGGCGTCCAGCGTAGTGAAATCGCCTTGTGCCTGTTCGTCAGTTGAGCATCGGGTGTAAATAACGAATTTTTTCTTCTGATTTTCTGTTTTAAGTGTCATTTCAGTCCTTTTTTTGACTCAACCCTATAACAACCCCGTTACAAGTCAAGTTTTATCCCCCTAAGGCTTTAATACGACGTTTTCAGGAAAAGTGTCGGTAATTGCCGACGTTTCTCAGGTGGACGTCGTATGTATGCCTTAGAGGTGAAAAATTATGAGCGAAAAAATATTGAAGAATTTCCAAAAGAGATTTGTCAACGGGATCAGCGTGGCTTATTTGAAGAAGCCCTTGGAACCGGCAGAGCAGAAGTTTCGTGATTCAAGGCTCGCCAAGGCATACGAACAGGTTCTGGCAGGGATTCTTAAAAGAGAGCCAAGGCAGGAGGAGTTGCTCGGATTGGTTGATATTGAACCAATCATTTCACGTCGGAAACATTAAATCACGGAGCCCTCCGTGATTTTTAAGAGCGTTTAAAAGAGCTATCTTTATTTGGGCTCAATCAGAGATATCAAAAAAAACCTTAAGGGGAGGTATCTCATGATGAGTCCAAGTTACAAAGGCCTGTTTGAAGGTTGGGAAATCGCAGTAGCAAAGAAGTTGATTAACGATTTTAAGAAACAATGGGGTTGTTTAGAGCTTGATGGTTTTGATGATCTTTTGCAGGAATGCCTTACGCAGTGGTTTCTGGCAAAGGACAAATATGATCCCAGTACAGAAGCGTCAAAAAAGACATTCATGGCAAAGGTTGTTAAAAACAGACTTTTTGACATTGTTAAAGGCCACGAACGGTTCCGCAGAAAAGATGCACATAAGATCGCCTCATTGGATCAGCCGATATCTGATGAAGAAGACGCTCCTACCTTATTAGATTTACTTTCAGATGATGAAAAGCATTCCACAAGTTTTCGGGTACATACCGAACTCAAGGTAGATATTTCCCGTACTTTCCAAAAATTAACCCCTAAACAGCAAGAGCTTTGCCGGTTACTTGGTGAAGAAGGCTTAAGTATTAAAGAAGCAAGCGAAATTCTTCAGACGCCGCGAGGCACTGTCTATGAAGAAATTAAACGCATTAAGGCCATATTTCAGGACGAAAACCTTCAGGAGTATCTGGGCTAAAGAAATTCCCGACACTTTCTGGGTGAACGTCGTATGCATGCATAGGAGGAGAAATTCGATGACGTCGGTTTGTAAGTTCACATTTAAGAAGGAAGTCACCCGGCAGTTTGTAGAGGAACAGATCGCTTTTGCGATTCTTTCAGCCGAGTGCACTTTTGGCCAAGCGAAGGTAAGGCTTAATGCTGCTTATTTGGCAGCGGACAACAAGGTCGTTATCGATGTTTCCAGCAAGATTGGTGAGCATGTCGCGGAGGTTTTTACAGGTTTGATGATCAAGTTTGTTGGTGAACAGGGCTTCGCAGTTGAGCGAATCAAGGGGGGCAAGTCATGAGAGTCATCAAAGGATTAAAGAAGCTCTACAAGAATTTAAGTCGGTATAACCGTCAGCAGTTACTTAGGGCAAATTTCAAAGGGACTAAGAATGCAAGATTTATTTAAACATCAGAGCGATGCAGTTGAGTTTGCCGTACGTAATCGCGGGAGTTGCGCGTTGTTTCATGATCCCGGACTGGGCAAGACTCGCACATGCCTTGAGATTTTTAAGAGGTATCGGCAGACGGATCCCAAGCTGCGTCTTTTTGTAGTGTGCCCTCTATCACTGGTTAATGCAGCATGGGGCGAGGACATTAAACGCTTCACCGAGTTTTCGCATGCGCCTTTAAAGCAAATCAAAGGTGATTTGCCGGATATTGTCATCGTCAATTATGAGGCGCTCATTTCACGTAAATATTTACCCACAATTCACCGCCTTGTCATGGATTACCAATTCATGTGCGTATTAGATGAAAGCTCACGTTTAAAGAATCACAAGAGCGTCACTACTAAAACGCTTCTTGCCATGACGGAATGTTTTCGCTATCGCGTGATCGCATCCGGTACGCCCATGCCAAATAGCGAGGCCGAATTGTGGGGACAGATTAGCTTCGTCCGGCCATATCTTTTGCCGCATTCGTTTTATGCCTTCCGTAATACCTATTTTCATTTAGAGCGTGATGGGGAAATCATGACGACCGGCAGGTACGTTTCCAGAGATGAGATGCGGGAAATATTAACTCAAGGTTGGAAGTACGAAATAACGGCTGAAAGCCAACGCCAGCTTATGCACGAAATCAGTCCGGTCACTCATTGGGTTAAGAAAGAGGAAGCCTTAGATTTACCAGAAAAGATTGATGAGGTTCGGGAAGTCCAATTAAGCGCCAAAGAGTCAAAAGCATATGAGGAGATGCGGGATCTCTTGGTCACGGAAATCGAAGGCCAAGAAATCACCGCCCAAATTGTTTTAACCAAACTCATGAAACTTCGCCAGGCCACTTCAGGATTTTTCTATGCGGAAGATGGCAAGGCGGTTGAGGTAGATAAAGCCTCAAAACTCAAAGAACTTGAAGAAGTCATAGAGGAGTTAGGGGTACAGCCTCTCATTATCTGGGTTCAATTTCACCATGAGGTTCATGTTATTCAAAGAATGCTGGCAGCCAAGTATGGCAGCGATCAGGTGACAACGCTCTATTCAGAAACAGAGAACAGGGACAAAGAGATTAACCGGTTTAAGAACAATCAAGTCCGGTTTTTAATCGCTCATCCCAGATCCGCAGCGCATGGTCTTACCTTCATTAATTGCAACACGATGATTTTTTACAGCATGGATTATTCATACGAGGCTCATGCCCAAGCGCGGGACCGCATTCACCGTATTGGGCAGAGCAACAAGTGTCTTTATATCTACATGATTGCCACCGGCACTATTGATGAACAGCTTTTAATGGTCTTACAACGCAAGAAAGGTCTACAGGATGCAGTTTACGCGATTGTCCGAAACAAATTTCAAAAGACGCGTCATTGATTTTATCAAGCGGGAGTATCCGAAGGTTTGGCTTTATAAGTCAGCCGACCGCTTCACGTCAGGGATACCGGATTTGATTATCTGTTTAGAGGGATTGTTTTACGCCATTGAGCTTAAGGTTGGCAGCAACAAGGCAACACCGATTCAGGCAGTTGTTATTAGGAAGATTCAGGAAGCGGGAGGCCGAGCGGCGGTCTGTCGCAGTTTAGATGAAGTTAAACAGTTTCTAAAAACAGGAGGTGTTTCATGACGTACAACATCGGGGATAAGGTTTTCATAACAGCGAAAATTATCCAAAAAGTCGAGAACGAAGACGGCATCAGCTATGACATCGCACAGGATGATCCGAAACGTTCTTGTTACAGCACGTTGCGCGTAAAAGAAAAAGACATCTTACCACGGGGGTAATCACATGGAAAAGGCAATCGAGAGAGATTTGGTTGTAAATTTCAAAAGCGCCAAGGGAAAGCGGGACTCCTTAAAAGAGGAGTTAAAACAGGCGCAGGATGAATACGAAAAGACCGAGTTTGCTCTTATTGAGTTCTTGGAAGCAAATTCTGCGGTATCAACCGCTTGTTATGAGGGGATTGGATACGCGCAGATTCAAAAGCCGAGGCTTTATGCCAGCTGTAAAGAGGAAAACATGCGGACGTTGTTTGCATTTCTTAAAGAACAACGTCGTGAGGATTTAATTAAGACCACTGTCTTGCCTCAAAGCCTGTCGAGTTTTACCAGCGAATGCATAGAGAACGGCTTGGATGTACCGGAGTGTATCAGCTATTACCTTAAACCGTCAGTCAGGCTCTATTCATAAAAGGAGGCAGGTCATGTCTAATGATGTCATTGAAAAAACACAAACAGGTTTAGTCCCATCAACGCAACCTCAAAGAGGTTTTGAGGGCGGGGTGGATCAGGAAGATTTAATTATACCACGAGCGAAACTTATTCAGGCGTTATCGCCGGAATTAGCCGAGGGATTAGAAGGCATTAAGATCGGTTCAATCATCAATTCGCTAAGCAAAGAAATTCTTCCGCAGGATTTTATCCCGATATTCACGTTTAAGAATTTTATTCGGTTTAATCCGCGCAGCAAGGATGATCCGAATTTTGACAGCGATTATGACCCGGGTGCGGTCATTTGGAAATCAACCGATCCGCTGGATCCAAAGGTCAAAGAGCAAACGAAATTTGGGCCCAATGGAGAGAAGCCCGTAGCCGTTACGTTTATTAATTTCTTTTCGTACTTCCCGGGTGTCAGTATGCCTATTATCGTCAGCTTTTCAAAGACCAGCTATAAGGCCGGTAAGAATCTTTTATCGCTGGCTAAGTTTTGCGGTGGAGATATGTTTTCCCGCAAGTACAGGCTGGGATCTCAAATGGAAACCAACGACGTGGCAACATACGCCATATTGAAAGCAAAGCCAGTTGGCGCAGTTTCGCCAGAAGAATTCCAGCTTTGCGAAGGATTGTGGAAGGAATTCTCAACGAAGGTTGACGTGATTCAGGTCCATGAGGGGGATGTTCAGGAAGACGTTGAAGGCAAAAGACCGTATTAACAGCTTGGGCGGGGTCGGGATGGCCCCGCCCATTTCTTCGAAAGGTGACACCATGAAATGCGAAATATTTGAGGATCGAGATCCGGGGGTATTGCAGTCTTTTGTTAATGGATTTATTGCTGATAAGAAGGTAATTGAGATTAAACAAAGTATTTGCCCGGGGGTTTTCCTTTATCCACTTTTGATCATAACCATTTTCTATGAGGAAGTCGCCAAATGATTGAGCAGGCATTAATTTATGCCAAGCGCGGCTGGGCGGTTTTTCCATGTAAAAACAAAATCCCTTTAACAGCGCATGGCTACAAAGACGCATCGGTTGATGAAGCTGTTATCAGGCAGATGTTCACTAATCACAGCCAAGCCAATATCGCTATTGCAACAGGCAAAGTGTCAGGAATTTTTGTTGTGGATATTGATGTTAAGAATGGCGTGTGTGGTGATGAATCTTTACACGATCTTGAAGGTGAGTTTGGTAAATTGCCGCTCACAGTTGAATCGTTGACGTGGACTAAGGGCAGGCATATTTATTTTAGGTATCCGCAAGTTGGTGTTGGGTGTAAGGCTGGCATCCGTTCGGGGATTGATATTCGTGGTGACGGCGGATATGTGATTGCGCCACCCAGCGTCATTGAAGGCAAGTCATATGAATGGGAAGCGTCGCAACATCCTGATGAAACAATGATCGCGGACGCGCCAGAGTGGCTTGTGGATTTGCTTAGTGAAAAACAGCCGGTTGTTGATCTGTCCGAACAGGGAGCAAAGATTACAGGGAACCGCAATGACACGCTCATGCACATGGGTGTCAAACTTCGCAAGATGGGTCTGGAACACGAACAGATTGAGTTGACACTGCAGTCCATCAATGAGAATCGTTGTTCCCCCGCATTGCCTAAAAAGGAAGTTTCAGCGATTGCCAAGAGCGTTTCACGTTACGGTATTGAGAGCAGGTCCAAATATGACGACCCTCTGACTGACGTTTGGAACTCCAAAATGTTCTTTGAGAAGTATGGCGATGACATCAAGTATTGCGATGCCCTAGGTGGATGGTTTATTTGGGATGGCACCCGCTGGAAAAAGGACGATAGATTTGAGATTTTGCGGTTGGCCAAGCACACAGTCAAACAGATGTATCAAATGGCCAAGTCAAATAGCGACAAATTTCTATTTAAGCACGCCGTTAAATGTGAGGGCGAATCGCGGCTTAAAGCAATGATCAGTCTTGTTAGAAGCGAAGGCATGATAGCGACCGTAAATGATCAGTTCGACAGTGATGTGTTTTTGCTTAATTGTCTAAATGGAACATTAAACCTTCAGACTGGTGAGTTAAGGCCGCAAAACAAAGAAGATTATATTACCCGCCGTGTAGAGCTTAATTACAACAAAGACGCGCAGTGCCCGGAGTGGCGACGATTTTTGATGACCATATTCCAGGGCGATTTGCAGCTTATTGAATTCATGCAAAAGGCGGTTGGATATTCACTGTCTGGGTCAATCAAAGAGCAGTGCATTTTTATTTTGTATGGCATTGGAATGAACGGCAAATCGACGTTTTTAAAACACATCTTCCGAATGTTAGGCGATTACGCGCTTAATACGCCCGCATCAACCTTGATGGAGAAGTATAACGATTCAATTCCCAATGATGTGGCAAGGCTTAAAGGAATGAGATTTGTGACGGCCCTGGAATCTGGCAAGTCAAAAGCCATGGCCGAGGCGCAAATCAAACAACTGACAGGTGACGATCCGATATCGGCTAGGTTTTTGCATCGAGAGTATTTTGACTTTTTTGCCACGTTCAAGATTTTCTTTGCGACAAATCACAAGCCAAACATATCAGGAACGGATAAAGGAATTTGGCGACGCATTATCACTATTCCATTTGAGAAAGTTATTTCAGCGAAAGAGCGCGATGCAAAGCTGGATGAAAAGCTAGTCAGTGAATATGAGGGCATTTTAAATTGGGCAGTTGAAGGCTTTAAGCTTTGGCAGACGCATGATTTGGGAAGACCAGATAAGGTTACCGATGCCACCAATGAGTATCAAGAGGAGTCCGATCTGATTGGCAATTATTTGGAAGAACGCTGCATTATAGGTGCCGATTTCAAGGTTCAAGCAAGTTCAATTCTCAAAGATTTACAGCAATGGGCTAAGGACAACGGGCTTCGGTATATCAATCGCAATGAGTTTATTGACTACATGAAGAAGCGGGGATTTAAGAAAGACAAGCTAACTTCTGGTGGAGATCGTGGAAATATTTTTTGGTTCGGAGTCGGCTTGAAGGCAGGTGACAGTCAAGACAGGGGAGAAAGTGGAGAAGTTTTTAGTGATGTTTCAGAAAAAAGGCCGTTTTGAGTGGAGAAAGTGGACATTTGGGGAGATTGTTTTTGACATTTTCCACGCTTAAAACAACTTGATTGCAGTTAGTTACGGCAAAAGTGGAGATAGTGGAGAAATATTTTCTTCTATATACATAAGTATCAAAAAATAAATGAATATATATGGAAATCTCCCAGAACAATTTCTCCTCCACTTTCTCCACGCAGGGGGCATATGGATAAATTCGATAGGTTTAAGGTTTTGTATAAAAGGTTTATAGACGGCACGCGTTGGCTTAATGAGCGTATGTCTAAAGGTATTAATGTTGATAAAGACAAAGTGGACTTTAACGCATTGGTTGTTGAACCGATGGAAGCCTTGTGGGCAGAGTTTAGTGATGAGGAGAAGGACGATTGGCTGCGGGTTGCTGATGCTGTCCGTATCTTTAATGGAAGGATTGTTTAAATGGAGAAGGTATTCCCATGTGTGTTGATTGTATTGGATTGTTTAGCAGCATGTGTCTATGGATGGCAGGGCGACGTGCGTCATTGTATTTATTGGTTGTGTGCAGGGGCATTGACCATATGTGTGACGTTTTAAATCGGCGGGTCCTTCTGATGGGGGTGGGGTTAAGCGGGTCGGCAAGCGCGCTCGCTGTCAGTGATTGAAAAATAATTTTTTCGTTTCATGTTCATGTTTTAAGTAACAAGACAATACCGTCAGGGGCTTATCCCCGACGGTAATAAGGAGAAATGGCAATGGCAAAGATTAACATTCAACCTGAAATTATGAAATTTCAAATTGCATCTTTAGTGCCGTGGGAAGAAAATCCGCGTGACATATCCCCAGAGGCTTTAAAAGGCTTGCGGGATAGTTTAGAAAAGTTTGGCTATGTGGATTTGATCGTGATTAACAAACGCAACATGCAGGTTGTTTCTGGTCATCAGCGTTTACGGGTTCTTAAAGAAGATGGCGTCCAAGAAGTCACCTGTCTGGCCGTTGACATGGACGAAATCGCCCAGAACGCTTTGGCAGTAACGCTTAACAATCAGCAGATTACGGGTTTCTTCACCAAGACGTTGATACCGATTTTGGAAGATTTGAGGCTGAAAATGCCAGCGGATTATCTAAATCTTCGCCTTGCTGAATTAAGGCAGGGTCTGGAAGAATTCGAGCTAGAAAAGATGGGAAAAACTTTGCCGGATGATGTTCCGGCCCCGCCCAAGGTGGCCGTGACAAAGCCTGGCGATTTATGGATTTTGGGAGAGCATCGGCTTTTGTGCGGTGACTCAACCAAAGATGAAGACGTGGTACGTCTTATGGACGGGCAGAAGGCAAGGTTGTTTGCGACTGACCCGCCTTATTGCGTGGATTACACCGGTGCTGATCGCCCCAATGGTGGCAAGGATTGGTCGAATGTTTATCATGAGATTGACATTCCCGATGCGGTGGATTTTATACGCAAATTTTATACAGCTGGCCTTAAACATATTCTTGAGGGGACGGCATTGTATCTTTGGCATGCTTCCAAGCGGCGTTCGGATATTGAAGGCATAGCCAAGGAGTTGGGAATACTTATTCATCAGGAGATTGTTTGGGTTAAGCCGTGCGTTATTTTGACTTACTCATTTTATTCATGGCGACATGAGCCATGTTTGCTCATGTGGATTAAAGGTCAAAAGCCGGAATATAAACCTAAAAAGAAATCTATTGGGAGTGTGTGGACAGTTGATTTTTTAAGGACAGGGGATCCATCTACACCGGAATATCACAGTGATGTCTGGGAGTTAGATTGGGAAGGTAAGAAGCGCAATCCCGGACTTGATCATCCCACAGTTAAACCTACGGAAGTTTTCGCTATACCAATGCGGGTTCATACGATGCCAGGGGAGATTTGTTACGAACCGTTTAGCGGTTCAGGTTCGCAGATTATCGCGGGCGAACGGTTAAACCGCAGGGTGTTTGCCATGGAACTTGAACCAGTCTTTTGTGATGTGGCGGTTAAGCGTTGGGAGAATTTTACTGGGAAGAAAGCAGTTTTGGCGAGGTAATGACGTTATGGCTGGCAATGAACCGAATAAACCAAATCTTCTCGAGATAGCCAAAAAACAAAGAGAGGTCAAGCTAATCGAGAAAATGCAAAAGGGCATGGCTCTGACGCCATCAGAGATGAAGGAACTCGCCAAGTATCAAGATGGCGGATCATTACCGGGTGTTCTTTCGACACAGGATCAAGTAGCACAGGTATTTCGTGTTTCGACCCGCACAGTGGCCAACTGGGCTAAAGACGGAATGCCGGTAACCAAAGAAGGGCATTATGACATTCTTGAGATTCAAACTTGGAAATTCAATAAGGGCAGAAAATCCACAGGCAAGAATGACGACTGGGACGCAACCTATCGTGAGTATAAGGCAAAAGTTGAGCAGATTAAATTTAAGACCATGATAGCAGAGTTGATTTCAATGCGTGAGGTTGAGGATGGTTTGGTGCAGGTTAGCATTGCAATTAAAAGGGCGCTGCTATCGCTTCCTCGCATGGTGGCGCCAAGGTTGGTTGGTCTTGAAGTTCGTGAGATTGAGAATATTCTTCGAGAGAGGGTAGAGGAAATTATCAATATTTTTGCTAAGGATCAAATATTTAAAAAGGGCAAGTCTGATGATAGCGATGGTGAAAAAACCAAGGATTTGGACTGATAGTGTTCGTCAGGCGTGGGAATTGCCAAAGCGGCTTACGGTTTCGCAATGGGCTAATCAATCACGCGTCTTGGATCCGATAACTTCAGCTTCTGGCGGCAAATGGCATACCGAAACAACACCGTATTTGCGAGGGATCATGGATGCTTTTTATGACCCCTTGGTTGAAGATATTACCATCATGGCATCAACGCAGATAGGTAAGACTGAAGGCATGCTCAATATGCTTGGATATGCCATAGATCAAGACCCCGGGCCTACTTTATGGGTTAACCCAACAGAGGAACTAGCTAAGAGTTTTTGCAAGAACCGTATTCAGCCAATGACGCGTCTTTCACCAGATTTAAAAAGGCATTTACCGTCTAATGAAGATAACATCGCTAAATTTGAGATTTTCTTTGATCGAATGCCACTGTACGTAGGATGGTCGAACAGCCCATCGTCGCTGTCATCGCGACCGATTAGATATCTTTTTTTAGATGAAATTGATAAATATCCGCCATTTTCAGGCAAGGAAGCCGACCCAATAAAACTCGCTAAAGAACGCACCCGCACTTTTTGGAACCGCAAGATTGTTAAATGTTCAACGCCGACAACGAGGGACGGTTATATTTATCAAGAATATAAAAAAAGCGATAGATGTCAATATTACGTGCCGTGTCCCTTTTGCCGTCATTATCAGGTTTTAAGTTTTAGCCAGATACGCTGGCCGGAAGATGAACGTGATCCAGAAGTTGTTAGAGATAAGAAATTGGCGTGGTATGAATGCATAAGGTGTAAAGAAAAGATCATTGATGTACAAAAACGCCAAGTGATTAACAGCGGGCAATGGGTTCCCGATGGTTGTGAAATTAATTCACAGGGAATGATCACCGGAGAAATCCCAGTAACGGTAAGAAAGGGTTTTTGGATTAACGCTATTTATTCCCCGTGGTTGACGTTTTCTGAAATAGCAGCGGAATTTCTTTCATCCAAAGACCAGATTAATGATTTGATGAATTTTGTTAATTCGTGGCTTGCGGAGATATGGGAAGAAAAAAGCAAAAGGACTGAAGTTGATCACGTTAAAAGTCTTTCACTCGAATATCCGGAAGGGTTCGTTCCAGATAAGGTTGTTGTCATGACCGCGGGAGTAGATGTGCAAATGGATCATTTTTATTTTGTTATTCGTGGTTGGGGATATGGAGAGGAGTCGTGGCTTATTCGAGCGGCGAGGGTGGAGAGTTGGCCTAATATTACGGACGCTTTGTTTCAGACCGTTTATAAGAAAAGAAACGGCGAAGTTTTAAAGGTCAGGATGACCTGTGTTGACAGTGGTTATAACACCGATGAGGTTTACGAAATCTGCCGGCGCAATAGTGATGTTGCCAGAGCCATTAAAGGGGATATTCGAGTTACCGGTGTGCCGATTACAATTACTCGTATTGATAGATATGTCGGATCAGGGGTTTTTATTCCGGGTGGTTTAAGTTTATACCGTCTTGACGTGAACTATTTTAAAGACAAGGTTTATCGTTTGGTTAATTCTGACCCCGGGGACTTATCTAAGTGGCACAATTTTAAGAATGTGTCAGAGCAGTATTTGAGGCAGTTTTGCAGCGAGGACAAGGTTATTGTCCGAGATAGAAAGACTGGGCGTGCGCAGGAAGTATGGAAGCCAAAAGCTAATAAGACGCCCAATCACTATTGGGACGCGGAAATTTACGCTACCGCAGCAGCCGAGATGATTCATGTTTCATCATTAAGGCAGACTGGTACAGCGAATACTTTTAATTCCACTCGAGATAATAACGAGTCATATTTAGGAAAATTAGGTGGTATGCGTAAAAACTGGTTACAAAGATGACGGCATGGATTGATAAAAAAGAGGATTCATGGCTTGATAAGCCTTTAAAACGGGAACGTCGGATGACCCCAGTGGAAGATCATGATGTTCTCATTCATAGGCCTTTAAAATGTAGAAGATGCAAATCAAGGAGTGTCAGATGCTATGGAGCAGATAAGCCAATTCTTTATTACAAGTGTGTCGATTGTCAGCATAAATTTAAGGTTATCGAGAAGGATGATTGAGATTTTTCAGTATTTCTGAACCAGAACATTGACTATGCATTGTAGTCAGATAAACTAAAGTCAGGATAAAGATTTACGCCGGGAATGGAGCGGCCGCTTCGCTCTCGACGATAAAGCGGCAATTTGGGTGCCCAAATCACTCATTTTGCCGCTTTTTTTATTTGTTAGGGGAGTTATGACACAAGACTTACAGGCAAGCCTCGACGCTGTTAGTGCGGCTATTGATGCAATGGTCGCTGGTGGATCCGTTTCAGAGTATTCGATTAATGGTCGTAGCATAAGAAAAATGAGCTTAAAAGATTTGATGGATTATCGTACCAAATTGCAATCTGAAATCGCAAGTACACGTAATGTTAGAACCTATGTTGAGTTTAACGAGCCGGAAGGTAATACAGGCCCCGGATATCCGCAGCCAAGCGGACTATAAGATATGACTGAACAAAAAATACCACAACCTTCATTTACCGATAAGGCATCGCAAGCAGTCGACAAGATTGTTGCGATATTCTCACCTAAAGCTGCAGCATATCGTCAGGCGTATCGCTCGGCCAAGAAAATGCTCACATCATATAGGGGAGCGGATAACAGCCGTTTGACTGGTGGATGGTTATCATCACCGGGATCAGCGGATCAAGATATCATTAATAATTTACCTACCTTACGTCAGCGTAGCCGTGATTTAAACCGCAATACTCCATTTGCCGCGGGCATTACCAATACGATGACAACCAATACCGTTGGGTCTGGCATTCGTCCTCAAAGCCGGTTAAGACCTGAAAAATTAGGCATTACCCAGCAAGAGGCTATTGATTTTCAAAATCAAATGGATGCGGTCTGGGATAAGTGGGTTCCATATGCGGATGCCAGTGAGAGATTGAGTTTTTATGAAGTTCAACAGTTGGTACATCGTCAAATTATTGAGAATGGCGAAATATTTTTAATTCCAGTCATGCTTGATAAACCAGACAGGCCGTATGCTTTGGCGTATCAGTTAATTGAGGCAGATCGTGTAGGAACGCCGTTTAATTTTCAAACGAATCCAGCGGTACGTGCTGGCATCGAAATCGGCAAAGAGTTTGGTGAGCCGATTAATTATTACGTTCGTGAAGTCCACCCGGGCGATATTACCTTGCGTTTTCTTGGCAGCAATCCGCTTAAATGGCGGACATATCCAGCCAAGAATCCTAAAACTGGCCGGAAGAATATTTTTCATCTTTATTTCATGTTACGACCGCAGCAGACTCGGGGCGTTCCTTTCTTTGCGCCGGTCATCGATTATTTTCAACATTTAGACAAGTATTTAGAAGCTGAATTGGTAGCCGCAAGGATTTCCGCGTGTTTTGCGCTTTTTATAACTAAGAATGATCCTAACGCAGCTTATATGGGAACACCCGGAGATCAAGATTCGCAGGGCAAGAAACTTAATACTCTTGAACCCGGGATGGTTGAATATTTGGCGCAAGGAGAATCGGTCAATTCATTTAATCCGCAGCGTCCGGGTGGCACTTTCGAAATGTTCATGATGCAACTGTTACGAATGATCGCAGCGGCTTTAAATTTGCCTTATGAATTGGTGACTAAAGATTTTACAAAAAGTAATTATTCCAACATGAGAGCATCGCTCTTACAGGCATATCGGTATTTTCGAACTCATCAGCAGTGGATGAATGAAAAAATTAATCAACCGACTTTTGAAATGGTCATTGAGGAAGCAGTCTTAAGCGGTGAATTAAAATTACCAAACTTTTTTAAGAATAAGAAAGAGTGGACTCGCTGCCGGTGGATCGCAGAGGGGTGGGAATGGGTGGATCCACTTAAAGAAGCGCAGGCGTCTGTTTTGGCTCATGACAATAATTTCACTACTTTACAGGATGTCGCAGCCAGCCGCGGTCAAGATTGGGAAGAAGTTTTGCAACAACGCGCCAAGGAATTGCAACGCGTCAAAGATTTGGAAGATCAGTATGACGTTCAGTTTACGGTTATGCCAGCACTGCCTCAAGCGGAGCCGGGGACGCCCAAGCCGGATAAAGTTATTTCTCAACAGGCAGCGGGAGATAACCAAGAAGAGCCAGCAGGAAAAGCTAATGAATGAAATTTTGGAACCGATAGAGGGACATTTTAGAACCAATCTGGCCGTTGGATTGGAACCAAATCCAAATGCCGTTGATCGTGAGAACAAGATTATTCACGGTTTTGCGGTTATGACGAAAGGTTTTGTTAAAGATTCCCGCGGATGGGAAATCGATGACGCCACCTTACAGCAGGTTGTTGATGCTGGAAACGTAGCTAAGGGCGGGATAAAGTCACGTTTTGGTCACCCGAACATGAGTGGAGAGGCCTTTGGCACCATGGTCGGTCGAGCAAAGAATTTTCGTATGGACGGCAACGTTGCTCGGGCTGATTTGCATATTTCGGATGCGGCTTTTACTTCACCCAATGGTGATTTGGGAACCTATGTACTTGATATGGCCGATAAGGAACCAGACATGTTTGGAGCTTCGATTGTTTTAGATGAGGCTGGTTTTGAATACAGGAAAAATCAGGATGGATCCAGAAAGCAAGATGATAAGGGGCAGGATTTACCACCGTTATTGCGGGTAAAGTCAATATCTGCGGCAGATGTTGTTGATTCACCAGCGGCAAATGATGGAATGTTTGGCCGCAAATTTTTTAATTCTTCGCTCACCTTGTCGGTTGAGGCGACAGAGTTTTTGAATAAATTTTTAAAGAATCCATCAGCAGTCGAGAGGGTACAGGATTTCTTGGCTCGGTATGGGCGTACAAGAGATTTATTTAACGAACATCATGAGGAGGAAATGGCTATGACCAATGAAACTAAACCAGAAGTATTAACACTCGAAGGGTTAAAAACGGAAAGGCCTGATTTGATTGAAAAAATCAGTGTCGAGTTATCCAAGGGGCACGAGGATGTGCTTAAAAAATCGGTCAGTGAGGCGCTATCTGATCAGAAAACACGTTTGCTTGAGCTTTTCAAGTTGAGCGAGAATCCAGAATTTTCATCTCCCGCCAACCGCGCCATCATCATGGCAGGCATTGAAAAGGACGAGGCTTTCGCGATCGTTCAGCAGAAGCTTTATGACTCAAGACTCGCTGAATTAAAAAGGGAAGCCCCCAAGGGTGCAGGTGCTGGTGAAATCCAAGATCAAGGGGATCTTTCTACTTTGCCGGATGGTGAGGAGAAATGGAAAGCCCAGTTTGAACAAAGCCCTCAATTACAAAAAGAGTTTAGAAGCAAATTAAGCACGTATCTGGCCTACATGAAAGCGCAGGCTCGTGGACAGGTGACGCTTTTGACGAAGTCAAAATAAATATATTTCATTTAAGGAGGAATTAACTATGTCTCAACTTATTCAAAATCTTGTACGGAATTACGATTCAGTCGATTTGGATGTTTTTAAGGATCAACCCATGGCCGCGGCCAGCGTTATTTATGAAGGCGCTGCTTTGGGGCTTGTCGGTACAACTGGTGTTGTTCGTCAATTGGTGGCAGCTGACGTGTTCGCAGGGTTTGCTAACCGCAAGGCTGATAATTCAGCCGGTGCGGCCGCGGCTCGGAACATTTCATGCAAGCTCAAAGGGCAAATCCAGCTTAACGTGGTTGGAGTAACCGGCAATTTAGATGTCGACAGCGTTGTATACGCATCTGACAGCAACACGTTTACCAAGACGTCGACGGGTAACACTGCGATCGGCAAGATTGTCCGCTGGATTTCCGGGACGCTTTGCGTGGTTGCTTTTGAGGCAGATGTACTTCGTTCATTATAATTTTAACCTTTTAAATTTTATGTGGAGGGTCAAATGGATCAACAAATACTAACAAGCCGGGATATCATCGGTACCTTTTATGAAACAGTTCAGACGGCGGCCGGCGCCGGGTGGGTGCCGTACGTCAGCATGCTTTTTCCTTCAAACCAGCAGTTTGAAAATTACAAGTGGCTCGGGTTCTCACCAGCGCTTTCTCGTTGGATGGGTTCACGTAGACCTACAAGCTTAAAAGGAAACGGAATCATCATTGAGAATTTACTTTTTGACGCGACGCTTGAAATCTCTGTTGATGATTTACGCAGGGATAAGAGCCAGCAAATTCTTCTTCGTGTGCAGGAGTTGGCAGCAGAATGCGCTAATCACTGGGCAACTCTTTTGACCGCGCTTATTGAGGCCGGTGAAACAACCGTCTGCTATGACGGCAATAACTTCTTTGATACGGTGCATCAGGAAGGCAGCAGTCCAGTTCAAAAGAATACGATCACCAAGACGGACTATTCGGAATTAGGAGTTGCTATTGGGGCAAATCCAACCGCCTATGAGATGGCCAACGTCATCATGAAGATGATTCAGCATCTTTATTCTATCAAAAAGGACAACGGTCAGCCCATGAATGAATTCGCCAAGGAATTCTTGGTCTTGGTGCCGGTCAATATGTACGGCAATGCTGTCAAGGCCGTCAGCGGTCTGATCTTAGCAGCCGGAACTGGCGCCATCGATAACCCGCTTAGGTCTTTACCCGGATTTAATATCCGCGTTGAGGTAAACCCCAGAAGCGGTTGGAGCAACAAGTTGGCGGTGTTTCGTACAGATGGCCGTGCCCGCCCGTTCATTCGTCAGGCAGAGGATCTGAATAATGGCAATATCGGATCCGTGGCGACGACTAACGGATCAACCGGATTCGATGAAACCATGGGTATAAAGATCAATGCCATTGCCGAGGGCAGCGAAGAGGCTATAACTCATCGTCGTCATTTATATACGGTAGAGGCAAGTCGTAATGTGGGATATGGCTATTGGCAACAGGCTGTTTTAGCCACCTTAGGTTAACGTTAGTTTTTTTAAACTTGGAGGAAACATGAGTAAAGATACAAAAATGGTGCCAAAGGTGACTAGTGAAAGCATGGAAGTCAAAAAAACGGCCAAGGTCAATGTTTCTTTAGTTTTTGACCGAGCATTTGGCGGAGTAGAGTTTCCAGCCGGTAGTATTGTTTTAAGAGGCGAATGTGTAGATGGGCTGACGGATAAGGACATCAATAAAGCCCTGCAACTCAATCAACTGAAAGCATATCCGGTTGATGAGGAAGCATAACGAAAGGCCGCCACTATGTTGCAAGGAGATAACGCGTACTTTCAATTCAACTTTGAGGGGTATCACTTAAGCGACGGCCCTATCGTTGACGGGAGTTTTCCGAATATCAATTATTACCTGTTCATTGATCGCTTGAGTAATTGGTACATCATGAAGGAAGACACGACAGCCAAAAGTTATCGGTTTAAGAAAGGATCACCGGTTACAGGCGATGCAACGACAACGTATGCCTACAACTGGACAAATCGAGAGAGTGGTGTCTATGGGTATTTCGACGCTGTTTTTAGCGCTTAATATTCTATTAGCTGTATTTACAACGACAGCATTTGCTGGTCAGGCATTTAATGCCTTTACCGGAAAGATTGATAAATGCGTCACGATAAAAGACGCATCCGGTTCTCCAGCGGATACTACGTGTGGGGATGTTCAGGTTACTGCCGGTGCGTTGTCTAGCAATGGTAATGGAACCTATTCATTAAATATTCCTACCACATCCACTGGTGGCGGGTGGACAAGAACAACGGGAGTTGTGACCACAACAATCAGCACGGACAATGTCGGGGTAGCGACAGCAACTCCAACTTCCAGATTCTCAATTAACGGGTCGTTTTCAAAAGCAACCACGACAAGTTCAGCGGCAACGTACACCTTAACGGATTCAGATAATGTTATTTTGGTTGATTCAACATCCGGGGCAAGAACAAGAACGCTTCCGTCAGCTGTTGGTATCACTGGGAGGCAATATGTTATCAAGGATTGGAAGGGTACTTCAGCTGCGAGCAATATTACTATTCTGACAACGTCATCCCAGATGATTGATGGGGTGACATCATACGTTATTAATTACAGTTATGGCGCTGTAATTGTTGAATCTGATGGCGCCAATTGGAGCATTGTTGGAAAGGTTTAGGGGGGAATTATGAGTCTTGGTTTTGGGGCAGTTCCAATAGGAGCAATTTTAGATTGGGACAAGAATCTGACAAATACGCCAGCTTTACCAGCGGAGTTTGTCGAGCGTAATGGCCAAGCAATTATTGATTCAAAGAGTCCATACAACGGAGTTGCACCAGCTGATTTAAATGGGGCGCAAGGTGGATCTAAAATGTTTATTCGTGGCTCAACCTATTCAACAGGTCAAGGCGGTTCTGATTATCATAACCATTATATTTGCAGCGTATATTGTTCAGAGCCTTCTTATGTATGCAGTGCGACCACATACCCCATGTGTAGCTCAATACCCCTCGCTGGACAAAGTCACACACATTCAATCTGGGGATCTACCGAATCAATGGAAACTGCACCATCGTATTACGAGTGCGTGAAGATTATGAGGGTTAAATGATGAAGGTATTGGTCATTATTCCAACAAACGGAAGTGTTGATAATCGCTGTATTGAATCTGTGATGAATCAGGATTATTCGAATTTTAGTATCTTGATAAATGTGATCAAGGCCGAGGTTAAGTGTCGCAAAGACATAACAGTTAATTCAACAAAGAACAGAAATATTGCTCGTGATATGGCGCTCAAAACTGATGCCGATTGTTTTTTGTGGGTCGACAGCGACGAAGTGCTTCCTAAAGGAGCAATAACTGAATTTGTGACTCAACAGAAACAGGCGGGTTTTCATATTATTGGAGGCTGGTACAAGATTCGTAAGAGTCCATTTTGGGTCGCAGGTAGATGGGTCGCGGACAATACTTTTTTACATTGTCTAAAACCTGTTCCAAGCGTCACGAAGACTGACATGGTTGGATTGGGATGTATGTTTATATCCCGTCAGGCTCTAAATGATATTGAGTTTAGAGATGGAACTAACAAGGAAGCAAATGTGGTTAATGCGGGCAAATGTTATTTGGGCCCTTGCTGCCAATTTGGCAATGACGCTTTTGAAAAAGGGTATCAGATGTACATGGATGGAAACGTAATCTGTAAACATTTAAACAGAAGAAAGGAAGGGGAGTCATGGATATCGATGTTAAAAGAAATGTCAATGAGAGTCAGCAGGTTTCGTATACCTTTCGGACTTTCAAGACTGCAGAAGTCAGAACCGGCAATCCCGTAGAAGTTGTTGATAAGAAAGAAACGATGACGATGGGGCAGTTGCTAGATCAAAAGAGTAATCTTGAGAATTTGTTGTCACAGCTTCAAGACAGAATTGATGGAGCAAATGCAGCTGAAGCTGCTGCGAATCCGCAGCCAGCGATTTCACAACCAGCGCAGCCACAACAAACACAGTCCAGCAATTAATGGTGAGGCATGGATCAAGAGTTGATAAAAGCAGCGGCTACGTATGGATTGGGCATAGTTCTATCGCTTTTAATGGCTGGCTTCATGGGCTGGGTGATTCGTTTCATTCTTAAAGAAAATGCCAAGCGTGAAGAGCGGTTGGCTGGAATCATTGAGCGCGACCTTGTCGCCCAGAAAAACGCCCTTGAACAGCATGACCGGCGCATGTCAGAGGCGGCACAAAGAACTGAAGAAGCAAATAAACGCCAGCGTGAGGAACATGAACAATTATCCGGTAAACAAAAACAGCTTCTAGATAATCAAGATAGTTTTTCCCACCGGCAGGACGCCACAGTTCAAGTGTTAGAAAGAATAGCGGGCGTTTTGGCCGCTTTAAATCCGAACGCTAACACAAGTCAACTCAAACTATCTATTCAAAAAGAAAAGGAGCAATAGAATGTGGGACAAAATTAAAAGTTTCTTCAGTAATATTTTTAAGAATCCACAGGTCATTAAGTTTGAGCAGTTTATTCAGCAGGTTTTTACCGCTGAAAAGCCAATTGTTATGGGGGCATTAAAGGACATTGCCATGCAGGCGGTTACCAGCATTAATAATGTCAGCACTTTGACCAATGATCAGAAAAGAACTCAAGCATTTGGGCAGATTACTGATTATGCAAAAGCCCAAGGGATTCAAGCTGGTGAGTCAATGATCAATTTGGCCATTGAAATGGCGGTGCAGGCCGTCAAAGGAAATAGCTGATGCCTGTTTGGCTAACTGCCTTAGTTACTTTAGGCGGAATATTGAAAGAGGCCATGCATGTGGCAGGTCTCGTTATCCAAGCGCGTCTTGAAAAGGACGAGGAGTTAAGAAAAACCAAAGGGGACATGCTTGATGCTGCTAAAAAAGCTATTGATTCTGGCGACGTTGATCACATCATTGACCTTGCTGACAAGCTGCGCCAGCCAGGCTGTTAAGCCGGCGCCGGCAGTTGAAATTAATATGATTCAAGACAGAGGCGTGTGGCGGGATAAAGACGGCAATTATGTTTTTACTCCGGATGCACTTTGGAGGATATTTCAGATCAAAATTAACGCCAAGTATCAAACAAAACAAATATGACTTTTAAATCGATTATAGCTTCTGATGCCAACAGTATCATTTTAAATCCCAGCGAATTTGCTGAAACTGTCACATATACAAAGGATGGTCAAGCTGGCAAACAAATCCAAGCGATTGTCATACGAAAACCCCAGCAACCGTCAAGTGAGGATAATGCGCGGATTGGAATTAATGATTTTGAGATGTATATCTCGGCGGATCCGGTAGCTGGTATTGATGTTATTCGCAGAGGTAAGGATAAGGTAACACTGGCTCAATATGAGGGGATATCACAGATGTGTGATTGCTTGGTTGTTGAGGTCTTGCAATCAGATCTGGGTATATGGCATTTGGTGATTAGAAAATGAGCGAATTGAAAATCACAGCTAATACTGAAAATGTACGGGCAGAAATCAAAAAGATTCCATATTCGGTGAAATTAGCCTTAGCCGACGGATTGGATCATGGAACGCGAAGTTTTTTTAGCATGTTTTATAAAACAAGATTACAAGGGCCCCCGGGCGTGCGTTCGACGCCGGGTGGAATATTTCATCGTTTTAGACGAGTGACCATGGTTGCTGGCAAGCCGGTTTTCTTAAGACAAAGCGCATCTCAAAGTGAAACAGTACGGACAATCGCAAAATCGGCCAAGGATCCCATGGACATGCAAATCGATATTTATACGACGTCAAAAGCAGCTGGTCTTCTTGAAACCGGCGGAGTGATTAGATCAGCCCATGGCATGCCGATACCGCTTAATGATGAAGCCAAGGCGATGAAGAAGAACAGTCCAGCATCTATTGATGATTTGGATTTTATTATTCAAAACGGCAAGGTTTTTTTAGGCAGGAAAATTAAAGGCAGTCCACCGCAGAGGCTATTTATTCTTTCGCATTCTGTGAGGATCAATCCCCATTTAGGATTTTATTCAACATGGGACGCCCATTTGGGGCGATTTAATCAAATTATGGATGATGCCCTTGATGATGGGCTAGCTAAGGTCAATTAATGACAACCGTTCGTGAGAACATTGTTGCTCAACTTAAAAGTATGCTCTCCGGCATCAGCGTGGCAAATGGTTATAACAATGACATTGCCACGGTGGAACGATGGCAGCAGCGGGGGAACTCTCTAAATAATACACCGCTTATTGTTATTGTGCCGGGTGAAGAAATAAAAACGCCTGATCCAAACCCCTTTTACACGTGCCATCTGCCTATTGCCTTGGATGTATGGATATGTCATGACGAAGCAGATTTAAGCCAGTCCACGGATCAGATCATTAATAGCATTTTAGGAGATATTGAGAGATGCATTATGACGGATCCAAGCCTTGCAGGTTATGCGTTAGATGCAATTTTTAAGAGTAATACCCAATTTCAAGGTGCGCCGGGACAGCCGTATGCCGGTATTGTCATTATTTTAGAAGTTTTATATCAGCATCGCCTAATGGATTCAACTTTGGCGGTCTAAAAGAGGGAGAGAACCATGTTAACAAGGAAAAGACAGTTAGCCAGCAAGATAGAAGCAGTGGAAGGATCAGCGGAAACTTTAACTATTGCAGAAGCCAAAACATTAGCAATTAACCCAAAGATTACACATGACGTCAAAATGTTTCAAAGAAATCCTGCACGTTCTACCTTAGGCAATCTTGGAGAAATTCCAGGCCAACGATATGGAAAGATCACTTTTGGCATTGAATTGCGAGGAAGCGGGACAGCGACAACTGCCCCTGATTGGGGGAAACATATTAAATCCAGCGGTGCTAAAGAAAACGTGCTTAAGGCGATGACAATTGGTGCTATCACCAACGGGCCCTTTGTTCATGGTGAAACGATTACTGGCGGCACATCAACCGCAACCGGCCGTGTGATTCTGACAACCGTTAATGGAACAACAAATCTATATTTGGTTTCATTAACAGGTTCGTTTCAAAGTGGTGAAACGATCACTGGATCAATTTCAGGGGCGACAGCTACAACAGCATCGACCGCCACAGCTGTCGGTATGGTTTATGAACCAGAAACGAATCCGCCAAGCCAGACAATGGCAAGCTATGAAGATGGCATTTCCAAGGTATTAAAGGGATGCCGAGGCACTTTCAAAATTAATTTCAAGATTGGTGAGGTGCCGGTAGTTGACTTTGATTTTAGCGGGGCAGAGGGTGGAGTGGCTGCAGCGTCACTATTTACTAATCCATCTTATGAAGCGACCAAGCCACCGGCATTCTTGAGTGCCAACCTTACCATTGATGGTGTTTCTTTGAAATTAGCGGATTTAACGATTGATGCAGGTACCACATTGGCACCGGTTGATTCACCCGGGGATCCAAGCGGCATATCGCATTTTGTTATTGGTCAGCGCATGGTAAATGGTTCTTTTACCGCTCGAATGGAATTGCCTACTACTCATGACTTCTTTAATAAATGGTTTAGCGGAACTTTCATGATTTTGGATACGAGCTGGGGAACGGTATCAGGCAATAAATTCCGTTTTTATGCGCCCAAAATTCAATACACAAAGAATGATGATGCTGATCAGGGTGGGTTGGCAGCGGTTAAATCAACCTTTTCTGTTAATGAAAGCGCTACACCCGGAGATGACGGTTGGGCTTTATTGTGTCTTTAAAATTTTAAGAAAGGAAAACGACTATGTTTAAAGCAGTAGATATCACAGCCACTAAGAGGTATGTTTCACCAAATGATCCAGATTCTAAGAATCCAACGGTATTTATTATTGGATCCATCGACCCCGCGCTTAGGGCGCATATTGACGGTAAATGTTCAACCATTGAAGTGGATGAGAAGAAGTCAGAGAAAAGGGTCGTGAGGGTTAATGCAACACAGTATTCGATATTGACGTTTAAATTTGGGTTGCGAGGGTTAGAGAATTTTTTTAGTACAGACGGAAGTACAGCGCTTCAGCTGAATTTGGGGAATCATAATATCAGCGGTGTTTCCTATCCTTGTGTTACCGAGGAGTTCATGAAGAATTTCCATCCGGATTTAATTAGCGAAATTGCTGAGGAGATTGTTAAGTTCCAAAGCTTAAGTGTGGCTGAAATAAAAAACTGATTTTGGCAGTTCGAGTGTTTGATGCTCAAGAACATTTTAACTGCCCGCGATTAAAGATTCAAACGGGTGCCATTGAACAAGAATGCGACCCTGTAGAGTGCGATCACAGTACGTGGAGTTTTAACGGGGAAGATTATATCGGGTGTCCGGTAAAGAGTATCACGCAGCAAAGCGGGGATTTTATAAGAGCGTATCGATTTTTTAAATACGGAATATTGCCCCGTTCTGGCGGATTGTTGGATCAAGGTAGCCGATATGTGCAGGCGATGGAAGCTATTGACCGTGAAATAAACCTGATTGCTCAAGAAAAAGAAAAAAGGGATCGTAAATAATGGCCGGATCACGTGTTTTGGAAATCATCGCAACTTTACAGGATCAAGTGACTACTAAAATTGATCAGATGGAACAAGGGTTTGGCCGTCTGACCAAGCAACTGGCTTCAAGTGGTCATCAGGCGGTCATGATGGGGCGAACCATGGAGCAGGTTGGCCGGTCGATGATTTTTACGGGTGCGGCTCTGACGGGGCCTTTGGCTTTAGCATTTAACGCATCCGCGCAGTATTCGCAAAAGGTTAATGATCAAATAGAACGATTAAAAGGAACTACCGCGGCATTTCAGTTGAGTCTGGCAAATGCCATGTTGCCGGTCATAGAAAGGTTTAATAATGTTTTGGCTTCACTGGTTAATGCTTGGAACAGACTAACGCCCGCACAGCAAAGTTCTATTGTGCAGGGCATATTAATGACGGGTACGTTTTTGACCCTTGGCGGTACGCTTATCACAGTCGTTGGGGCTGTGGTCAAGTTTGTCGGTGAGCTGGAGAGGTTAACCGCCATGCAGTTGGCATTTATTCAAAAGGTTGGAATGGGAGTTTTGGTGACTGGGGCGTGGATTGCGGCCATTGTTTTATTGATCGCTTATTGGGACAAATTAAAAGCTGTGGCTATACCGATATTAAATGGCATTCAAATCGCGGTTGATATGGTGGCCATAGGATTTCAGAAGATGTTAGCGTTTGCGGTTGATGGGGCAATACGGCTGACAAACGCGCTTCACGATATTTTTATGGCATTAGGCAGTGTAGCTGGGCCCCAGCAGCAAATGTTTTTAGGAATGGCCGATGGCATGCAGAAAGCATCTGGCGCCTTGCATACCTTTTACGCAGCCCAACAGAAAACTATTCTTGATCTGCAGAATAACATCACTGACATTTTAGTTACCGGCAAAGGGGCATTGTCGTCAAGTGTCGATTCAATGATTACAAAAATAAAGCAGTTGTTTCAAAGTTTCAATAATGCCTTCAGTCAAAGTTCAAATATAAACGCACCGGTTAAATATTTTAATGCTTTGCAGACCATCGTACAGCAGACCGCTCAAGCCATGACTACTAGTCTGGGTTCAGGTTTTTTTGACGTCATTACCGGAAAGTTAAGCGATTTAAAGAATGTGTTTGCTAATTGGGGGCAGCAGGTTTTAAAGATCATAGCAGATGTTATCGCCAAGTTAATCATCGTAAATACGATAGGTAGGATTGGTATCGGTGGGGGAAAAACAATCGCGTCATTGATCATGCATTCTGGCGGCATGATCCGTAAGGCTCACGATGGCATGCTGGCTTACGATGAGGTTCCAATTATTGCGCAAACAGGCGAGGCGGTATTATCACGCCGTGCTGTTGCCAACTTGGGCGCGGAGAACGTGAATCGATTAAACAGTGGGCAAGGTATCGGGGGTCAGAATACAAGTATAACCATTCAAATTAATCCCGTTATTCAGGCATGGGATACAAACGATATTATGCGTAACCGCAGGGCGATTTCAGCAGCTATAGCTGAGGATTTAAGAAGTAATTCACAGATTCGTCAAACCATTAGACAGTATTCATAAAATGCCATGGCCGACTTTGCATATGCTCCGGACTTTAACTACAAAACAAAACCTCGCTACAACACGCTTGTATCTACTTTTGAGAATAAAGTCGAACAGCGCCGACTAAAGTCCCCAAAGAAATTACGCTCATACGAATTGACCTTTACCAATCGTTCCCAAGTGGAGATTAGCGCGGTTAATGCCTTCTTTGATTCAAAAAAAGGATCGTTAACGACCTTTACCGTCAATATAGAAGGAGAGGACGTTTTAGGTCGTTTTGTGGAAGATTCGTTTTATTCGCAGCGTCTGGCGCCATCTGTTTATAACTACGGCTTTAATTTTCAAGAGGTCGTCAATGCCAGTTGATACTAATAGCACATTTATTGCCGAGAAAAATAAAGCGACTAACCAGCCAATTTTTTTATATACGCTCTTTAATTATGACGGCCTAAACAATAATTTAAATTACGCTGAGTACGATACGGATGTTGTTTATCAGTCAGTCAATGATTCGCAGCAGATCACCTATGTGGCATTTCCCATCACGCACGATCAAATTGGAGAGAATACCAGTAGTCAGATTGATTCAATCAAGATCACCCTCGCCAACGTATCCCGTCTAATTCAGGCGTATTTGGAATTGTACGATAACCCTTCAGCCGGTATTACCTTGCGTGGCAAGAAGGTCTTAATAAGAACCGTCTGGGCAAATCAATTAGGGGACAATGAGGCTTTTGTTGATCATGTTTATTACATTGACAGCTGGGTAGCGGATCAGAATAACGTAACTTTTACTGTAAGCAGCAAGTTTGATGTCTTGGAGAGGCAATTGCCGGGTAGAAATTTCTCGCGTACCGCGTGTGCTTGGGCTACGAGGTTTAAGGGTATTGAATGTCAGTATACCGGAGTAGAGGCTACCTGTGATGGCACGCTTCAACAATGTAGAGGATATAACAATGTTTTGCGCTATGGCGCTCAACCGGCGGTGCCCAGCCAGAAGATTTATAACATATGAACATTTTAAAACAAGAACAGACCATTGTTCGCAGGTATTTAGGTATCCAGTATAAATTGCGCGGACGTGATTATCGAACTGGCCTTGATTGTTATGGGCTAATCATTGCGGTTTATAAGGATTTGGGATTTGACCTATTAGATATCGAGGAAGAATACGACATTAATTGGCAATGGCAAAAGCGGGTCAATTTTATTGAGAAATATCACGATAAATGGCTAAAGGTCAAATCGGCGGCATTTTTGGATGTGGTGTTATTTAAAGATCCCCGTGGCCATGCGAATCATGGCGGGATCATGCTTAGAGATGACAGATTCTTGCATTGCAGTAAGACGGGGGTGACCATCGGCCGGATTATGTATCCTCAATGGGAAAGCAGGGTTGATGGATTTTATCATTTAAAGGTACGTGATGATTAAGATTACGGAAATACCAAATCTTTTAAACAATGAAAATCGACGAGATGTATCGATTGTCTTTGATCGTGATAAGACGGTTTTATCTTATTTAAAGGAATCTGGGTTTGCCTATGAGGGAATGCGAATCATAGTTTCAGGAAAGAAAATTACCGATTTAGATACTCGTCTTAATAAAGGCGATCAAATTTTAATCTTGCCGGATTTAAAGGCACCTTTAGCTGCCCTTGCGGTCGCGGCATTTCATTTGCTTTGGGCAGCAGCTTTGGCGCATCCGTTTATCGCAGCTTTTACGGTACTTTCGATAGGTTATGGTATTTATTCTTATGCAACGGCACCGCGTTCGCCAGCGATTAATTTAAGTGGGGGCAGCGGGATTGATAGCGCCTCACCTACATATTCATGGGATGGAATTCAAACGACACAATCAGTTGGTACACCGATTCCCATTGTCTTTGGTACTCACCGTGTGGGTGGCAATATCATTAACCAGTTTATAAATACCGACGGGTATAATAATTATTTAAACATACTTATTGCGCTTTGCGAGGGCGAGATTGAAGCGGTTTCTAATATTGAAATCAACTCAAATCCGGCCGTGAATTATCAAGGGATAACGACGGACATTCGATATGGCACCAATAATGACGCTATCGTTAGTCAATTTCATGATCTGCACAATATTTATTCTATCAATGCCCAGTTAAAGCAAAACAACTCGTTCATTTACACCACTATAAATAATGATGCGGAAGCTTTTGAGGTTTATTTGAACCTGTCTAATGGACTCTATTATCAAAATGCTAGCGATGGTTCGATTAATCCATGGGAAGTGGATTATCGGGTTGAGTATAGATTAGTTGGCAGCGGTACTTGGATTAATCTTGGGGTAACAGCGATTAATGAGCAGAACCGCAGTCAAGTGCAGAGGATATTTCGTAAGGATGGATTAACTGCGGGTAAATACGACATTCGGGTGACTCGCACTTCAGCGGACAGCGATTTTTATCATACCGGTGATTTATATTTGCAAAGTGTTGATGAGATAAAGACCGAGGATATTGCCTATAACAATACAGCCAAGGTGGGTATTAAGGCTTTGGCTACCAATCAATTGTCAGGTAGCACACCTAATTTCACATTCTTAGTTAAAGGCATGAAGATTCTTGTACCGCGGGTAATGAATGGATCCAGCGAAGTCGCTTGGGATGATTATTATTGGGATCCTAATGCCTTTCAATTTAGGTTGTTGTCGGATGGTACAGCCCTCACATGGGACGGTACAACCTATGTACGTCGTTACAGCGCGAATCCGGCGTGGTGTTTGTATGAGCTTTTGACCAATGTTCGGTTTGGTTTAGGAGCATTTATTGCGACATCGCAAATGAAGATCGCGGATTTCTTAGAAATGTCTAAATACTGCGATGAGAAGGTGCCAGATGGTGACGGCGGGTGGGAAAAACGCTTTAGGTTAGATGTGGTTATTGATAGTGCTAGCGCTTCACTGGATATTATATCGCAGCTGGCCGCTGTTTTTAATGCGCTACCGTTTTATTCGCAAGGGTTGATTAAATTAAAGATCGACAAGCCCGACAGTCCTGTGCAGATGTTTGGTATGGGTAATATCATTGAGAACACTTTTCAGCAGTCATGCAAGTCACTCAAGGATATTTATAACGTCATTGAAGTGCAATATCTCAATCAGGATATGGACTATGTTCAGGATACTATTTCAGTCATTGATGAGGCAGCTTTAGCGGCAGGGGATCCGGTACGCAAAAAGACCATACGCCTTTTTACTACAAAAACTTCTTATGCGGTTCGTGCTGGCCGGTATGCGCTTCTGGTAGCCAAGAATATCAATCGTTCAATACTTTTTAATGCAGGCATAGATGCGATTGCTTTGACGGCTGGGGATCTGTTTGATTTTGCACATGATGTGCCAGCTTGGGGGTTATCTGGACGCATAATTAATGGAACGACATCTTCGGTGACTCTTGATCAATCAGTTACATTGATTCCGAGTAAGAGTTACGTGGTTAGAATAAAGTTTGAAGATGACACGATTCAGGAGAAGCCTGTCATCAATGCTGCTGGCACATACACTGTTTTGAATGTATCCCCAAGTTTTAGCAAAGCTCCCATGGCGTATGACATTTACGCTTTTGGAGAGGTCAATAAAGCTGTTAAAACCTTCCGTGCAGTCACGTTGCAGCGGATGAATAACTTTGAGGTTACTTTGCATGGGATTGAGTACAACGAAAATGTTTACGATGATTCGGCGGTTACGGTACCGGTCAACACTGTTTCTAGCTTAGATCCGTCCATTCCGAAAGTGACAAATTTAATCTTGAAGGAAGACGCGGTTAGATTAAATGATGGCACGATTCAGGATATCATTAATGTTTATTGGCAGGCACCGGTTGTTATAAATTCACTGCGAAAATATGCCAAGGCTAGAATATTTTTATCTGCTGATAACGGTGCTAGCTGGCAATTGGCTGGAGAAAGCAGCAGCACAAATTTCTCAATCCAAAACGGGATTGCGGTTGGTAATCAATACAAAGTAGCAGTTACATCTGTTACAGATCACAATGAGCAGAATGATGTTTCTTTAAGTCCTCAGGCATCTATTGCAACAGTCGGCAAGAACTCCCCACCCAGTGATGTTACGAATTTTGCTGTAGATCAGAATAACAGTTTCTTGGATTTTTCATGGGATCCAATTCAGGACAGTGACTTAGCTCGTTACATAGTTAAAAAGGGAAGTACATGGGCAACTGGTCAGGTGGTTGCGGAAAAAATAGACGCTACCAAGTTTAACACCATGGTCGATCAAATAGGTCAAGTGACCTACTTGATTAAGGCCGTGGATACTTCAGGTAATGAAAGTGCCAATCCGGGTATATATGTGATCACAGTGGAACCCCCGCCAGATTTAAATTTTGTGGTTACATTGGATCCTTGGGCAGCAAATCGTGAGTACAAGCTAACTAATATCGCCCGAGAAGAAAAGAATCTTTTTAACCCATCTTACGCTCGAGATGTCTTTTCATTAACGACATCGCAAACATGGGAAGGCGAACAAGCGACAGGCAAAGGCTGGGATCAGGCGGTCGCGGCTGGTGATTTGAATTTTAACAATACTTTTCAAACATCAGGATCTATCGAACAACCGGATCCGTGGGATTTAGGTTTCTTGTTTGAGTTTAATGTAGTTGTGGACATGCTCTTTAATAATGTGGCTGGGGGAACTTTGATAGTGCAGATCGCAACTAGCGAGGACAATGTCACTTGGACAAGTTTTGCCAATATTGATGGATCCGTTAATTATCGTGCCCGGTATGTAAAGTTCAAATATTTACTCACTTCGGATGGCAATAACAATCTTTTTTTCTATGCGGGGACGATTTTCATCAACGCGCCCAATGTGTTGGTTGCTTGGGGTAGAGATGTAGTCGTACCAGTGGCTGGCGTGACGATTAATTTTGGAACGAATTTTAGCACAACACCACGCATTACCAGTCTTGTGGTCAAGAATGCCGCGGGCATTGTGGAAGTTCAATCGATAAGTGCCTTAGGTATGACAATTAAGGTTAAGGATTTAACGAATACTTATATCGGGACGGCAAAGGTTGATTGGGAAGTGAGGGGTAACTGATGGGATTAAAAGGGTATTGCTCTAATTGTACGGTTTTGGTTGATATGGTCGGGGTTCAAACGATACGGCTTAGCAATAAACAATATGTTCAAAGTGGCAGTTGTCCTAATTGTCAAAGCCCAATCATAAAAGCGATACCAGATTCCGAGATGTTGGTGGTTCCACCCGGGCAGTATTGTCCTCAAACGGTTTATGTGGGTAAAGACACGCCAAGCAAAATTATCAATGACCAAAACGGGCAACAGATCATAAATGGAGACAGCGTTGTGACAACTACGCCTAAGAATAAAGATATAAAAACGTTAGCTCAAATAGAGGAGGAGTTAGATGAAAAACAAAATACTAGCACTAATGATCAGCGCACTGCTGATAGCACAAATCAAGGTTAATGCCGATGAGGTAATGTATCGGTATGATGAGAATTTCCCGACAGGCGCATTCTCGTTGGCTAATTTTAGAGCGACTTTGCGGGGTCTTCATGAAATGGACATGATGCCGCTTCGGCCTCGGGCTAAACGGTACGTTGATGATATGGAATATAGTACCGATGCTGCTGCACAGGCGACCTACAGTGGTACAGGGATTACGATAACTCATGAGGCTTCAACGGTGCAGGAAGGAAGTTATTCATTAAAAGCGGTTACTGATGGTACAGCTAACCGTATTCTTTCACGCACATTTGCTGTTAATTTAAGTGCGTTTACAAAAATTACCTTATGGGAGAGGTCATCGGGAACATCGCAAAGTATTCGTTTTTATGTGCAGGATGGATCCGGACATCAAAGTTATTGGACGATCAACACCAGTTCATCGGCCAACACTTGGAAGCAAGATACTATTACCTTGGCCAGCCCATCGGGCAATAATGGAACGCCGGCAGATTTAACTAACATTACGTCCTATGGTTATTCCAATTTGACGGCATCGAGTACGTATTATTTTGACAGCATTAAGTCAGTTGTCGGCATGACGGTTGTAGTACAGGGAACAAATTTTGGCGCATATTATAGATCGGCTTATATTGGCGTTAGTCCATTATTAGTCAACGCTCAAGCAGCGCCAACCGTAACCGCGCCGGTATCTAATCCGCGTATTGATATTTTGAAGATTAATAGCGGTGGGACTTTGTCATGGGTGGTTGGAACCGAAAATAGCAGTCCAACGATTCCGTGGGCAAGTATGCCTCAAAATGAAATACCCATTTGTCTGGTTTATAACAAAACAACGGAAACGAAAATACTTGATTATGAGGATCAGGCCACCGACACAAATCAAGGGTATATCTTGGCGGATGTCAGACCATTCTTAAATTTAAGCGCCGGAGCTTGGACGCAGGGTCTGGACATTGCATCAGCATCAACGATCACTCTTGGTAATGACGGTATATTTTTTAATATTACTGGAACTTCAACGATTACGTCAATAACAGCTAAACCGGCAGGGACGGTGGCATGGTTAAAGTTTTCCGGTATCTTGACGGTTCAGAATGGTAGCAACTTGTCCTTGAATGGAAATTTTCAAACCTTAACGGGAGCAACCCTGCAGTTGGTGTCAGACGGAAGTACATGGTATGAAGTCAGCCGGCAGCCAACGGCTTCGACATTTATTAAATTAACTGATGTGCCAAATAGTTATAGCGGGCAAGCATTGAAACAGGTGCGTGTTAATTCAGCGGCTACGGCACTGGAATTCTTTAATCCATCATTTACCGGATTAAGTGATGTGCCAACAAGTTATTCAGGTAATGCGGGCAAGGCCGTTACGGTTAATTCAGGGGAAACGGGTTTGCAGTTTTCTTCTCCAATGTGGGTTCCAAATAATATTCAAGTTTTTACATCTTCCGGTACTTGGACAAAACCAGCGAATGTTTCAAAAATATATGTCAAAGCTATTGGGGCAGGTGGGCTTGGTGGTGGACTTGGCTGTAGTTCCGGTGGTCACGGTTGTACAGGATGTAATCAAGGGGGCGGTGGTGGGGCTGGCGGTTATTCAGAAGGGTATGTTTCTGTTGCTGGAAACGTCACTGTTACTGTGGGGGCGACTGATGATGGTAATGGGGGGATTTCTTCTTTTGGGAGTTCGATTATTGCTAATGGAGGGGCTGATGGCACAGCAGGTTCTTATTGTGGTTATATGAGCGGATGTTATGGTTCTACTTCCGGGGCTTCTGGCGGATCTGCGTCTGGTGGACAAATAAATCTTCCCGGGGGTTCAGGCGCAAATGGAATGGCAGAAGCGTGCGGATGGAGTGGAGCGACTAGCGGACAGGGATCCGCTTCTATGATGGGAGCATATGGACAAGGCGGGACTTCAGGATCCACTGGTGGCGGTGGTCTCGTTATTGTTTATTACTAAGAATCGCCTTGCCAACTATTGAACCGTATGGCCTTATACAACGCAAGCTACAGTAAAAACTATAACAGGGAGGTCAAAATGGCTACAAAGAATAAGAAACAGAAATTAGTGGTCAAGGAAACTATCGTTCTTCCAGAAACTCGGCAGGCTCTCATGATGTTGGCCAAGAACAGGGGAATTAAGAATTTCCGTATTCTTAACAAGGTAGAGCTTCGGCAGGTTTTGGCCGAAGATGTAACACTTGAGCAGATTGAGCAGGTTGTATCTGGGGCAGTGGCCAGATGGAAATCCGGATGGGGATCGAAGAAGGTGCAGGCATGAAAGTCAACGCAACTTTAGACCTCAACGTTACGATGGGTGACGTGTCACATGACGGCACTGGCTGTCAGGGGTATTTGCCTGAAGGAACCCGGTACGAGGATATCGTCCGGGTCTTCGGCAAGCCCCAGTTGGGCGATTCATTGGATGGCAAGATCAAGGCGGAGTGGGTTGGTAGGATAAATGGCCTTGTGTTTACGATTTATGATTATAAATCGAAACTGGAACCAGAACAGAATACAGATTGGCATATTGGTGGGAAAGTAAAATTTGTTGTCATTTTGATTAATCTTTTTCTAGAAAGCATTTAATGGATTAATCACCATAGATTTCTTTATTATGGTAAACTACTGTAAATTAGACAAGATATTTTTAAGAGGATTAGTATGAATAATACTTTAACACTGCAGTCTCCTCCGACTAGCACGGTGGGTCGCGGAAAAACATTTGTTCTTGATACGAAACCAGGCGCAATGCTTTTCTTAGTTGAGATTTTTCAGGATTCTCCAGAATTTTCATCGCCTACAATGCCTCTGCTTTCAACGATCTTAAACTAAGACAGTCTGGGCGACGCCGGAAATTTCACTCGCAGGTTCTTTTGCTTCTTCCAATTCCTTTGCTTTAATCATCTGCTGTATTTTTAACCGCAGAACTTTTAAATAATTGTGGCCCTTAATTTTGTATAACCGTGG